TGGTCCAAAATCGTTGAATATGACGTGGATGATACCTCTTGATGTTTCTCCGTAAGCTCCGCCGTCCATAGTTCCAGAAACAAGCTGACCGTCGGTAACCTTGATATTTGTATCCAAGTTCATCAATGGGAAAGTGCTTGAAAACACTTCGCGACCTGTAATGTCCCGGTCTTTTCTGCGGTAAGCAGATACTGGTTTCTTCATTCGGGCCATGATATTCATAGCTATGTGTTCGGGAATACGTACGTTCTCTTGCGACAAGCGGTAAGATCCAGTCAACGTATCTTGAATAATTTGAATGATCGGAGAATTGGTTCTTGGAGACACAATTTGACGAAGCACAGATGCCAAGTATTTCAGTTCAACCGCTGCAGTTATACTTTGAGGCACGTGCATATTCATTTCGTCACCATCAAAGTCGGCATTGTAAGGTTTTGTTGCCGAAACGTTCAAGCGGAAAGTAGAATAAGGAAGAACACGAATACGGTGACATTCCATTGAAGCTTTGTGTAACGAAGGTTGTCGGTTAAAGAGGACCACGTCTCCATCAATCAAGTGACGATGAACTATATCTCCCGGCTTCAAATCTATGGTTTCAGGATTGATGAACTTCAAACTGATTCCGCGATTATCCACTTTGTTGTAGACCGATTTGGCTCCTGGGTACTTTGAAGGTCCGTTGCGGACGTAAGACATCAAACGGTCGCGATTGTAAATTGTGACAATTTCAGGAAACGTTAAGTTTCTTGCGATTTCTTCAGGGACACCCAATTCGTCTACGTCAATATTGGCATCCGGAGTAATAACCGAACGAGCAGAGAAATCTACTCGCTTACCCATCAAGTTTCCTCTCACACGGCCCTGTTTTCCACCTAAGCGTGACTTCAATGTTCTCAAAGGTCGGCCTGAACGCTGAGCGGCCGGAGTAATTCCCTTGATATCGTTGTCTACATACGTAGCCACATAATACTGAAGTAATTGCGTGTGTTTGTCGATGGTATCCGCTCCGTCACCCTTGTCAATACTGGCCTGTAATCGCTGGTTGTTTCGGACAATATCAATCAAGATATGCGTCAAGTCATCTTCCATGCGCTGGTTGTCGTCCATGATAACCGAAGGACGAACAGTTAAAGGAGGAACAGCCAATACAGTACACACCATCCAGTCTGGACGACTGAATTTAGGATTCAAACCTATAGCTTCAACATGTTTATCCGTGATACGCTGTAAGGTTCTCAATACCATTTCAGGTTGTAAGGGAATAGGTTCAGTTTCTTCGTCAAATGTTTTTGCTTGGAGTTTCAATACAGTTCCTTCTTCTCGCATGACCTTGTATATCGCAGGAGTTCCACAATGAGCGCATCCGGAAACTTTCAAATCACGTTTTGTGTGTTCGGCTGTGAGTTTATGAACTTCATTGAATCTTGCGAGTCCACTGAGTCTTGATGCTACAGCTTCTAGTTCGGTTTCAGGAAGGTAAGGGATAGAACAATTGTGACATACTAATTGAAGGACTTTAATTAACGGATCAATGAATTGGTATAAATACACAGGTCTAGATAACTGGATGTGACCGAAGTGACCGGGACATAAAATATTGGTTTGTTTACATGTCGGACATACTTTACCGTTTTCGATAACTCCGAATCTTGCGTCAAACACACCGTTAGGCACAGGCTTCTCAGCCTGATACGTTTTGTCGGTAGTGACTTGAACTACACTTCGTTTTGCAATTTCCTCTGGGTTGGCTATGCCGAATTGAACACCTATGATGACGTCTCCCATTCTTATAGTTAACGAGTATTGTCTTTATATTGTTCCATTTTTAACCACGGGCCATTTTTACCGTCAACGTCCAAAATTCGTCGTCATTCAAGATTTCTCTCACGAGTTCCTTAGGATACTTTTCTTCCAGCGATATCGTCCATCCTTCAAATTCGGGGCCGAGACGTTGCAAAAACTTCTTTTTGTCCTTGACTTTCAGATGTTTCAACTGAAAAAATATATCGTGACAGAAGTTCTTTACTAAAGCTCCGTTGTCGCTCTCTTCTCTTAAAACCCGAACAGCTTTGTACCATTCGTCCATTTGAATTTTCAAACGAAAGAATAATGAAGTTAAAAACAAATTTAAATATATAATCAGTATAACTAACAAAATGCCTTCATGGGTTTATATGATTATTTCAAAGAATAATGATGAAAAAATATATATTGGATCTACCACTGGAAAATACTTTTGTTTGAGAAAAGGAGGTCATACTCGTCCAAGTACAACAAAAAGCGGAAGACAACCACAACTATATGGTTATATAACTGATAATGGAGGATGGGAATGTTTTAGATTTGAAATTTTAAAAGAATATGAAAATATTGCTAAGAAAGAACTATTAACAATAGAAAAAGAATACATACAAACATTTAAACCATTATGTAATAAACAAAGACCTATACGAACATGTCAAGAAATATTAGAAAATAATAAAAATAAAAGCAGATTACATAGACAGAGACATCCGGAGTATCTCCAAAAAAATAAAGAAAGACAATCTCATAAAGATTACGTTAAAAAGAGATGTTCTACTATTATAGAATGCGAGTGTGGAGGTCGTTACACATTACAAAATAAAACTAATCATTTTTCTAGAAATATACATAAGGAATATGAAAACAAGAAAGATAAAACTACGCTCAATAGTGAAATCTCATCTTCCGAATAAGAAATGGGATGCTAAATTTGTATACCCAAATGGAAATGAGAAAGTAGTTCCATTTGGAGCAAGGAAAAATGTAAATGGAAAATGGGTTGATATGTCTGATTTCACCAAACACAAGAACGTGACCCGAAAACAACGTTACCTGAATCGTCATTCAGGAATGGGAGAACACTGGAATAAACCTGATACTCCAGGCGCTTTATCTAAATGGATATTGTGGAACAAACCCACTTTAAAAGCAAGTATTGCAGACTTCAAGAAACGTTTTAATCTTTAGATTGTAAATACTGTTTTGCGTTGTAGTTGAAGAGTTGGATATAGGAAAAGATGACTGTACCTATAACCACCGAGTACCAAAGTTCCATTTTATAAAACGGAATCTTTTTATGTAATTGGTTTGAACACAAGCTTGAAATGGATCCTCCGCAGACTCGTAAGCAACAACACAAGTCAGCTAAAGAAAAGGGAAAGAGAGAATTCTCACAGAAACATGTTCGTCACATAGAACAGTTAATGGAGAAGAGGCGAATGGGAAACCCTTTGCGTCTTTCTGCTGTCTCTGGCCTTCGTTCGGACTCCGTTTTTCATTGTTCGGCACGTAATGCCTCTGTAAGTCTTCTTCTCACAACCTGAAGTGTAATATTGAACTCTTGCAATATATCCACGATAGGTAGGCAACTCACTTCTTGCTTCTCGAGATAACATCTTGAGTAATCCGTACATCCATTTCATATACACTCTGCGGTTCTGTAACGGGATAGGAGTGTTTTTTTCCATGTAAGATTTGAAGACCTTACGTAAATTTTCAAAAGGGTACACTTCACATAACTTTTCCATGAACTGACGGTGTCGTGACATATCTTCCTCTTCAGGTTTGTCAGGGTAATTAGACGCAATAGAAAACAAAAAATCGCGTCCCGGAACCGCTGTTGGTTTCAAGGAAGCATAGAAGTTTTTTACTTCTTCAAATTTTGGGTCAGGACCAGGGTTCACAACTTCTGGATTTTCTGCGCACTGCGTTCTCAATTTATTGTTCACCATATTGTGGATTTCATAAAGCCACTTTCCTGCGTCTCCCTTCAAGGGGTGGTCGTAAGTAAACTCTTTCGTGGATGCGCGGCAAAATTTACATGGCAACATCTCTTTCATTTCAAGTAAAACTGCTTGAGGGTTACGCGATTTGAACGCAATTAAATGAAATAATTGCCATGCACTTGGTCCCCAAAAACGAGTATCTATACCCATCCTCACTACTCATAGGCAGAAAAAGAATTCTAACATAAAACTAAAATGGCCTCCGATATGACTATCATGACTTTCGCAGTCGCAATCTTCTTGGGTGGAGCTTTAACCCAATTTTTCAGTGCTATTACTCGTGACTTGATAGCTCCTGTTATTGCCGGAGCTATCCCAGGCGCTCAACAAAGTTTAGACAAGATCGTTATCCAAGTCGGTCCTGTCAAACTCGATGTCGGTGACGCAATTGGTGCCACACTTCAATTAGCTATTGCC